TGTAGCTCTGTATCAGCCCTTTTAGAGACAAGTTACGGCAAAGCATTTGCAGCCCTTGAAAAGAAAAAATCAATGATGGAGGCGTCATAATGATTAAGTACCAATTAATTTATAACGGCCACGAATGCTTCCCGCTAGTTAATACAAGAGAAGAGGCTGAAAGTTTCAAACAAAAATCAGCAGAGCAGTCTCCAGAAATGCATGTTGAGATCAAAGCGATTGAGGTGACCCCATGAGAGATTCTTTAGATGCAGATCTGGATCGTTGGCAGGATGAGCAGGATGAAGATTATGTTGATCCTGATGACCTAGCCAGAGAACGTGCCGAATACTTAGCGGATCAAGACTAATGAGAATCGTTGAGTGTGAACAAGGCACAGATGAGTGGCGTCTATCTAGGCTATCGATTCCCTCGGCCTCAATGTACTCCAGTATAGTCACGACCAAGGGCAAATGGTCGAAGTCCGCTGAGAAATACATTGATCAGTTAGCCCTGGAGAGAATTACCGGGATGCCTACGGAGTTCCACCTCAGTGAGTGGATGATAAGAGGCACAGAACTTGAGCCTGAAGCGAGGGATATGTACACCCTCATGACAGGAAACGAAGTGCAAGAAGTAGGCTTTTGCTTGCACGACACCTTACAAGCAGGTTGCAGTCCTGACGGCTTGGTGGGTGAAGAGGGCGGGTTAGAGATAAAAGTGCCTATGCCTGAGACCCATGAGAAGTACCGGGTAGCAGGTGAGAAGTCTGGCAAGCCCCCAAGTCGCTACTATGCTCAAATACAGGGCAACCTGTGGATAACGCAGCGTCAGTGGTGGGATTTCCTATCTTATAACCCGGATGGAGGTGAACACAGCTTTTTCTTGGTGCGAGTCCAACGCGATGAGGAGTTTATTAAATCCCTCGAGGAGCATGTAGGAGAGGCTGTCCGGTTAATTGAAGAGAAAGTAAATTCTTTTGTCGGAGACAATTATGGCTAAAGCGTATGCGACTACTAATGGCTCTGGATATCAGTTGTTATTTGGCGATCTTGACCTTCAAGGGCTAAAAACTGAAAAAATAGGTTTGCCATTCAACCCTTGGGATGAAGTTAAAAACCTTAGTGGTGGCAGAAAATACCAGTTTGCTAACTTTTTTGAAGAAGATGAAGAAGAAGATTTACGCTACTCAGCTTTGGGAGATTTTCATTTGCTTGCGTCACACATCAGGCATGAAATGAATCCCGACCCTTGGGAAGAGGCGTTCGTTTTTCGCATAAATAGGTCAAAAATGATCATGGTGAAAGGCGAGTTATTTTTACTACATGCTAGTAAAATCCACCGGAAATCCGTTTCCAAATTTAATAAAGTAAGGAAAATAAAATGAGTGATTACGACAACACAAACCGTGGGGCATTATTTAAGAACGAGAAGACTAAAGACTCTCAGCCAGATTACACAGGCAAGATTGACTTTGAAGGCACAGAATACCGCATAGCCTCCTGGATTAAGACATCCAAGAACGGCAAGCCTTTTATGAGCCTCTCGGTTGAGAAACTTGAGGGAGAAGGTGCAGCAGCTCCTGCCGCTCCTGCCGCTCAGGACTTTTCACAGGATATCCCATTCTAATGATTCATATTGGTGATTTTATCAGATCGTACCAGATCGCAAACGGCATCAAATCTGTTGATATTGCCACCAAACTTGGAATGTCACGAGGGAGCTACTCTGCATTGCTCTCTCGTGCAAACCCAACTGTGCATACCTTAATGAAGGTCTGTAAGGCGATGGACGCAGACATAAACGAGGTAGTGCCTTTTGATAGTTTTTGATCAAGTGGAAGAAGCAATCGAGGAGGCACAGTGGTGTGCGGATAAGTTTGATGACCGTTACGCCATTGTTGCTTACATTGATTCCTTTGGAGTCTGCGAAGAAAGCGATGTAGCTAAGTGTGAAAACGTAGTGGAGGTATGCTACTCCACTAAACTTAGTGACCAAGAAAGAGAGCGAATTAACATGGTGAAAGCCTTGGAATCTATTAAGTTCTTTCAAGGTAAAAAAGAGGATTACTACTAGGAGGGGGTATGAGTAACGAATATTGGAGTGTAGATAGCAAAGATAGCTTAGATGCTTTCATTAAGTTTGTTCAAGAGTCTTATGATAAGAACCAAAAGGTTACCTTTCAATGGACTTTGGGTGGTACAAGAACGAAGCAGCAGAACAAGGCGCTGCACGTTTACTGCCGAAATCTAGCCGCAGCGTTATCTGATGCCGGGCTAGATATGAAGAAAACCATTAAGCCAGAAGTCGAACTCCCCTGGAGTGACGATCTAGTGAAGAAGTTTCTTTGGCGTCCCATTCAAAAAGCCGTGACAGGTAAAGAGTCTACGGCTCACTTGAAGAAAGAAGAATACAATCAGGTCTATGAAGTCCTGAACCGCCATTTAGCAGATAAGTTTGGTGTATCTGTGCCGTTTCCGCAGTCAGAGCCATGAATTACTACAACGAGTGGGATTCTTTCGCTGCCGAATGGCTGAAGGAATTAATTAAAGATGGCCTCATCCCAGATGGTGAGGTTGATTCAAGGAGTATTGCGGATGTCAGCCCAGAAGACCTCAAAGGATTTACCCAGTGCCACTTCTTCGCAGGAATTGGAGGATGGTCAAGAGCCTTGCAAATTGCAGGATGGAGTCCAGACCGACCTGTTTGGACAGGAAGTCCCCCATGTCAGTCTTTCTCCACAGCAGGAAAAGGTACTGGAAAAGATGATGAGCGACACCTCTGGCCAGTATTCTTTAATCTCATCCGAGAGTGCCAACCTCCAACAGTCTTTGGTGAACAGGTTGCAGCAGCTATCAGACATGGATGGCTCGACGATCTACAAAACGACTTTGAAGCAGAAGGCTACGCCTCAGCAGCGGTTGTACTACCATCTGGCAGCATCGGCGCGTACCACAAAAGGGACAGACTCTTCTTCACCGCAAAGCGCGTGGCTGACTCCAACAACCTCGGACATGAACGGAGTGCGGGAGATGGATGGGAAGCGCAGCGGTGGACTGAACACGCAAGCGCAGTCAGCTTGGCCGACTCCGGTATCCACGGACAACCGAGACAGAGGGAAATGGGACGACCCGGCGATACAAAGGAGAGTGGCATTGAAGAAGTCAATCGAGCTATCAATGCTAGTGGGTTCGGCAGCTCCGTACCGTCATGCCACGAAAAGCCCTTGGCCGACTCCTGCGGCTCGAGACTTCAAGGGGACGTCTGGATCGGGGAGACAGGAGAAGAAGAATCATCCGAGCGATACAGTTCCGAACGCAGTAGCAACAGTTCCGTGGGCTACTCCAACAGCCACAGATCACAGTCGGGGGACGAAGCCACCGAGACCGCAGGACACAGGGATACCTCTGACTCAGCAAGTATCTGGTCTGAATCCGTGGGCGACACCGAACACGATGGATCATATGAAGCAGAGATCGGACGAAGCACTGGCTCGAGCCAAGCAGAAAGCGGGATGCTCGAACCTGAAAGATCAGATCCCTTATTCTGGGGAAGCTCAGAAGTTATCTACTGCCGAGACGGAAAGTACCGCCCCATCCCAACTGAACCCGCGCTTTTCCCTTTGGCTGATGGGATATCCAATCGAGTGGGCATACTCAGGGGAGCGGGTAACGCCATTGTCCCGCAAGCGGCGGCAGAAATCATAAAGGCGTACATAGCATGATTAATTCAATAGCTTGTATAGCAATGGCTATTTACTTCGAGGCTAGGTCTGAACCCTTGGATGGGCAGGTCGCAGTAGCTAATACTATCATAAACAGGGTGGAATCTTCTCGGTTTCCAGATACACCCTGTGAAGTAGTCCAACAAGGCAGGACATGGAACGGTCATATGCTCCGAAATCAGTGCCATTTCAGCTATTACTGCGATGGTAAGCCAGAAGTAATAGTAGACCAAGGGGCATACACTTTAGCCCTCAGTATTGCGGTAAATTGGCCTAATCTCGTTGACATAACCAGTGGTGCTACCTACTATCACAGAGATGACGTTCAACCTTACTGGGTAGAAAGCCTAAGCATCAGCCGCAAGATTGGTCGGCATATCTTTTATAACTAGGCGCATTTAAGGCTAAAGAATCATGAATGATAAACCACAGTACGAACCATCCGAAGATGTCCAGGCTGTCGCTAGGACATACTCTGTTATGTCTAAGCTATTCAGCATTGCACTAATCAAGCTGCGCTACGATAAAATGAATACTGCTAGCCAGATTCGAGCCGAGAAAACCATGTTCGCATTGCTTCACGAGAGAAACTGGGATGCCAAGAGCGAGCAATAGGCGCGTAAAGCGCAAGTCTAAACCAAAAACCAAGACATCAGCACAGCTCAAGCAGGAGTGCTACAAGGCGGCGCAAAAACTTGCACGATTATCTGAGGCTGATGATAACGGATACTGCACATGCGTCTCATGCGGTGTTGTAAAGCACTATAAAGATATGCAGGGAGGTCACTTTATTCCCAAAGGGAACTCCTCGTATTGGGCGCTAGATGTTGAATTCAATATACACAGCCAATGCCCACCCTGTAACATGTGGGGCATGAAGCATGGCTCAGCGGCTCAGCAGTATACCTTATGGATGCAAGACATGTATGGCAGAGACTTCGTTCAAGATATGATTGATAAAAAGTCCACGCCTGTGAAGAGATACAAGGCAGACTACGAGCAACTTTTAGCGGAGTTTACCGAGCTTATCCGTAATCACGAGAGGAGGATCGCATGAATTTCTATCAGGCTGTTGCCGAGCTAGCCAAAACACATGGCAATGCTCGTAAGAATCTACACAACCCACATACTGAACAGAATGCGTTGGTGGAAGACCAAGACCCAATCGGCATGATGGGCGAGCTATACTTCGCTTTGATGTACGGTTACGCAGCAGACCTAAAAGAAAAAATCTCAGGGGATGATGGCTACGATTTCACAATTCCGCTAAAGTTTACAGTAGATATAAAGACAACAGTTAAAACGCCGAACGCTAAGAATTTATTCGTCAAGCAAGGCACGGTCAAGGCCGACATATACGTCCTAGCGATGTACGATGATGAGAAAGTAGACTTACTTGGGTGGGCTTGGGGGAAAGAATTACTAGCAATTACCCCTCGCGACTTTGGTAGGGGTAATATTAACCACTATATACCCATAGAAAAGCTAAGACGTATGGACTCGTTAACCGTAAGGATGTGACATATGGACGAAGAAATTTACATAGAGATGGTGTCCTCTGATGAAGCATACGAGTGGCTGAATGACATGCTGCTAACTCTTGAGGGTCATGACCGTGATGTCATAGGCACGATAGCGTTGATGCTTGAAGACCTAACCGAGTTCGTAAACAAGAATGAATTTACCAAGAAGCATTTCATGCAGTTCATTGAAGATAAACATGACAGCGAGGAGTTACTACATTGAGCGCAACAGACCATCAGGTAGCAGGTGACCACTACAAGAAGCTAAAGATCCAACCTATTGAATACATCCTCGCGAATGAGATGCAGTTCTGTGAGGGAGCTATCATCAAGTACATCTCTCGATGGAGAGACAAGGGAGGGGTAGAAGACCTGAGAAAGATTAAACACTTCTGCGACTTCTTGATTGAAAACGAGGTTGTGGAAGCACCCCTCGCTCATCTAAGCGAGAGGCGTGTTCCTAAGTTTTAGTTAGGCATTTGGGCTTGAAGACTTGCTTGTTCTGCCTCGGTCTCTTTATCCCTAACTCTTATTAACCCTAAAGATAACGCCAAGGCATCAGATACGATAGGAAGTTTTTTTAAATTACTACCCTCAAGCCCTCTTAAAATTGAAAATTCATCAACGCTGTTACTTAAAAGCAAAGCGGTTAATTCTCTAAAATTTCTGTCCGCAGGTTTTGTGCTTTGCAAATAAATTTTAGTTATTTTTTCTGCATCGTTGCCAACATTGATATAAGAACGCATGGCGGCAGCGTTTCTTGTCATAACGGAATTAGCGATTGTTGAAGCCGCTCTGGAAATGCCCATTGCTGTTAACGCTACTCCACCTCCGGCAGCAAGAGTTCCACCTGTCACATAAGATCCCATGCCTCCATATAACATGGCTTTCATGTAATCGTCAGATTTAATGCCAAGAGAAGATAGTAGTCTCAAGGAGTTTTCTAACCTCCCTCCTGATGCTACCTGTTTAATTTGTTCTCTTTGCGCTTTAGTAAATGTATTGTATTTATCTTGCGATATTAAAGGTTTCAGCGCTGCTCGCAAGTTTGTAACATAGTCTGTTTTGTCAACATCGGTGTTAATTCTTGCTTGTTCAAAAGCATTGTCAAGCGTTTCCGCTGCTTTGTATTTTCTCCATAGTTGTCTAGCAGATGATATCGCGGATTGAACGCTCTGTTCACCAAGAGAACCTGGGTTTCCCGGCTTGATGGTTAAAATCATTTCATCAATAAAATCAACATACTCTTTGCTCAACACCCCCTCTTTCCCTTGAGGGTTTCTGCCAAGTGTGCGAATGTCAGAACGAATAGTGTCCAGTAAGCTCCAAGATAAGGTATTAGTTTCTCCTGCTTTAATTAGCTTATTCAAGTAAGTGTTTAATGCGCTCTCGGTGCTAATGTTTTGGTTAAACATTTTTTCTTTCAATGATGATAATAATCTTGCTGTATCTCCATCAGAAGCCACAATTCCTGCTTCATCTAACTTTTGATAAAGAGCTGTCGCAGCACCTTTTATTTGATTGAGGTTAGGCGTAGCTTGATTTAAATATCTGCGAGCCGCTCCTTGGATGACATTTACTCCAGTAACCCATGCAGCAGGAGAGACAATTTGTCCAATTAATCGACTGGCGCTTCCATCTGTTTCTAACAATTCTTTTTCAATATTTGCAGCGACTTCTCCACCAACGCCTGAAGTAAACCCCATTGCCGCATCATCAGCAAAAGTGGTTTTACCTAAAGTTTCTAAAATATTATCTAAACCTGTCGGAGATACTTTCCCGACTGTATTAATTGTTTGAGATAATCCTCTAAATACAGCCCCTCCAATAACGGTATCAAAAGTTAATTGCCCAGAGGCCGCAGCAATATCTGTTCCAAGACCCTGTCCTGCAAAAGCACCTTTTGATCCGATCATTGCTCGAGTGCTAGTTGTAGAAAACGGATCGGCAGGATGACTTATAGTCAACAATCTTAAAGGCGATAAGGCAACATCCAACAGATTAATTGCTCCACGATTAACAGATGACACAAATTCCATCGCAAGCGCGGAAGGTTTGGATAGCATTTGTTGTTCAGTTTCAGAAAATTCTGGATTAGGCGCAGGGCTAGGAATTACTGTAGAAGCGATAGCTGTAGCAGAATCATCTATTGTTAATGGCATTGCTTTGGCTTTTTGCACTAATTGTCTTGCAGACTCAGTATCTCCTGCTGCATCAGCATTTCGGGCTGCTTGCATTACCTGGTCATAGGTGTATTCAGCCATGTTATTATTCTCCGTATAGTTCCATTAACTCGTCATTTGTTTTAACGCTAGCACCATTTTTTTGCTTTTCTGAAGGCAATCCAATCCACGAGTCCATATTCCAATCGTCTTTTAATCGAGATTGAGATTGTTTTAGGAAGTTTTCAATTTGAGCGAGATTGCTTAAAAACTCTTCTTTAGGTAGGCCAAGTTTTAATGGCGAAATTAAAGATTTTAACAAATCCATTTCACTCGTAGTTAACTGTCCAAATCCTGAAGCCCCATTGGCAGCAGCCGCCCTTGCAGACTGCAAGGCATTAAAGCCAAGATTGGAAAGAAGAGCATTAATTTCTGTATCTAATACATAAGCGTCAGTGCCGGGAATTAAGCTAGTAACCTTGCCAAGAATTGTGTTGACTTCTTTACCTTCAACTGCATTCCGTATATCTCCAATAATACTATAGGTATTATTTATTTCTTGATTTGTTTTATTGGCTTGAGAATTTGCAAGATTAAATTCTCGAGTGACTGTTTGCCTTGCCTCTCCTGATGTTGGGCGAGCTACATAAACTGTAGTCTCGCCATCTTTAGCAGCTTGCCAAGACCACCCATTATCAGGGACGGGCAAAGGCATTGTCGCAGGATTTTCTGCAACTGCTTGTCTTTCTTCGTCAGTCGTCGCTTGGTTATAAGCATTGTTAAATCTAATAATTGAAGCCGGGTCATAATCTTTTGGACTAAGCTCTAAATCATTTCTGATCTCTTCAGAGTTAGGGATAATAAATTTGCTTTCAGTATTGTCCCAAATATTGTTTCCAACAACTTTATACCTATCAGAGTCGTCTGGGTCTAATCTATCAATTAAGCCATTTAAATTATTGTCAAACGAACCTGCGTTAACGGCTTTTTTATAGGCTTCTTTTTCGCTTTCTGTTAATGCGGATGAGTCAATAAATCCTATCATAGAAGTTCTTTGCTGCGACCTTTCGCTCGTGATCCGGTTAACTTCATCTTGCTTTTGTTTAGCTACTGCTAATTCTGAGGATTTTTGACTAGCCAGTTGACGCAATGATGCTGCACGAACAGGATCAATCGATTGAAGAGCCTGTGCTATTTTCAACATGCTATTAGGATCATTAGGATCTAAGCCTTGGATCTGCTCCTGTACCTTTTCACCCGTAGTCCTGGGATCAATTCCAAGCATAGGCTGTACACCACGGCGCAAGTCTTCGTTGCGCTGTACACCTAGCTGACCTGCCATCTGAGCAAGAGGAGCTGCGGCTCTAGCTAATCCAGTAAGATTAGAGGACAACAGCCGACCTTGTGTCATGCCCTGCTGTAGTAACTTCTCTTGACGCTGTTCAGGAGTATCAATGATGTCCGCGAAGAGTGTGTTTATATTGATAGGTGTCATAGTTATTGCCCCGGAAATAATGGCGAGTTAGGATTTAGACCAAAACCACCTGAGCCAATGGTAATCATGGGCTGACTAGAGGCAGGAGCTTTGGCAGCTTGCTCACCCTTCAACAAATCAAACAAACCTTGGAACTGCTGCTGACGTAACGCTGCTGCAAGACCTTCAAAGCCTAGCTGCGCTTCTAGTCCTGACTCTGCTAGTCCTGCTCCGACTCCTATGGCATTAGACTGCAATGCTGCTCTAATTCGTGCCTCTTCTAGTGCAGGTGCAAGATTCGCGAGGAGCTGATTCTGTCCTTGATAGGCGGCAGGTAAGGACTGTAGACCTAGCTGACCCAACAAATCAAACCGATTGCGTGTCTCACCTAGTCCTGCCAGTGTTTGCTGTGAGGTTAACGCTTGCTCTGCTCGAGCCTGTTCCATAGCTGTTAATGCAGAACCCGCTTGCTGCTCTTGTATAGCTTTCTCAAGCGCGAGTTGCTCAGGCGTACCACCAAACATACCTGTGCGAACACCTGTCCTTCCTTGACCAAATAAACGCTCTTCAAGGGCTAAACGCTGACGCTCTTGCTCAGGTGCTTGCAGGGCTGTAAGGTTGCCCATGATTTCTTGCTCTCGCGCAGCCCTTTGTGTAGGGTCTTGCGTGAGCATACCTATTACATTAGCTTGCTCTGCGGCTCTTGCAGCAGGATCATCTAGCATGCCAAATGCGCGAGTGCCAAAGCCTAGCATCTGCTCCTGTAGAGCTTGCTCTGTAGGGCTTAGCATTGTATCTAGGTTGCCCGTAGAACTAAACGAAGCTCTTGCGCCAGTAGGCGTGGTAATGCCAAATGGCTTAAATTGAGACTCAGCCTTTACCATTCCAAGCAAACCGCCTTCAGGAACGGTGTAATCCGAACCATAGATAGCCGTGGTCGCGTCTTTGCCTAGACCCCTGATGTCTTTGATTGCTTCGTTCTGTGCAGCCGCTCCACCCAATCCCGCGAGAAGATTGCCTGTTTGACTGCCAATTAAATTAGTAAGCCATTCCATTAGTAAGTACCTCCATCAATAGTATCAAATGTGGACGTACCACTAACCACTAGGTTGGCTGCGGTGACCGTTCCTGTAAATGTAGGAGACTCAGAGTTTGATTTGCTATTTACTGCTACAGCAATTGCATCGTACTCAGCCCCTACCTCAGTGCCTTTGATTACTTTAGCGGGGTTACCACTAACCAAAGCATCCTTAGCTGCGAAGTTCGTTATCTTCGTGTAGTTAGACATTACACAATCCTTCCCATTAGGGCTTGAATATTAATTTCTTGCAAGGCAATTGTCTTGCCATCAACTGTGGTCTCTACGCCAACGGCTACTACTGTACCCTGCCCTGACGTATTGATTTTCTTTCGCGTTATCAATGCAATAGAGGAAGAGTACTCTGCCTCGGTGTTAAATTCTGAGATATTGTATTGTCCCACATTCGACTTGGGTAAGGTATACGCTTGCTTTTTGTACGCACCAGAGTAGTCGTATGCCCAGTTCAATACCACCGTAGCTTCAGCCCCGTCAAACGTAGTGAGGTTAATCTTCTTTAGGAACTTTAAGTTAGATGTATCGCCAAAGCTAAGAGGATGACTAAAGTAGCTAAGCAGATAACTTGTTGTTCCATCTTTAAATCCTATGTATTGAGCGATACCCGTACTGTTGCCAAGATATAAAGACTCGGTAGAGGTATTAGCAAAGATTAATGGGTTGATGTGCGACCATGTGGTTGCTCTAAAACTTCCATCCTGTAGAGGGAAGCGAGTATCAAAGCAATATACTACGGCTAATTGTGGGAAGTTTAGTAACACAAACGCCTCACGAGGCGAGTAGTGCATGCTAATATTCCCTGTTTCTGCCGCGAAGAGAGACTTGATATCGTTGTTGACGTTCTTAGATATGTCGCCAATTGGGGCTGACTTCTCTTGAATGGTTCTTGCTAGGCTTCTTACACCTGAGTCATCAAGGAAGATAAGATCTTTACCTGTGGAAACAACTGTGTCTCGCGACACACAACCCACATTAGAGATAGTATCCGCGAGGGTCATGTTGGCAGGGCTATCTGCTCCTTCGTATATAACGATAGAGTTACGTCCAAAGATAACTAAGAAGCCGTTGTGAGCCGCTAGGGCAACGATCGTGTCGTACCCTGTAGGCCAGACAGTAGTAATGTCAATCGAGCCTGTAGAGCCTCCTGACCAACCTGAGCCGTTTAATAGGTCTGACCAATAGATTATTGACTTATTAGCTGTGAAGTCTGCCACCCACAGCCGACCAAACGCTGCTAAGCATTCATGCCCTTGTGGCGGCGTGCCTGTAGCATGAGCATGTGCAGACATAGGCTCTAATGTACCCGTGTGGTCTGAGTACACCAAGGGTTCTTGCCCACGCTGAAAGATATACATGTGATCGTTGAACGAGACAAACTTCCAATTGTTAGCTAAGACAGTATAAGCCGCAGGAGTAACATCAGTCAGCGTAGTTGTTCCGGTAAAGAGTTTGTTGTTACCTGCTGATAAGAACGTAACATCGCCGTCTGAGGCAACGTACTCGCCCATTGACTCAATGCCATCGGATGTGCCTAGCACCGCAGCCCCGTTAGTAGAGATCATGGTATAACCCTTTCTCGCGGCTATCCTTCCCTCTTTATCAATGACACAGTTATCCGCAACAGCAGAAAAGCTAGGTTCTTGCGCGAGAGGTGCGTCTTGGGTGTTTATCCCTGCGAATCCCGGAGCTGTGATTGTAATGCTCTGTAGTTGTTGAGCCATCTACACCACCCTATAGGTTGTTTCTTCTGGGTATCTGTTAGCGTCTACTGCTATTGCATCTGACAACGCTGACGAAGCTACGGCAAACTGTTCTGCTGCTGACTGACCGCCTGTCTCACCTCTTTCGCGAAGAGCCATAGCGTAGGCCATCTGTACGACAGGATGATACGGGACTTGAATCTTAGTAGCATCTGCCGCGAGTAAAGCCTGTGGCGCAGCAATATCAAACCTTAGCGTGTACACAGCATCCGGTTGCGGATAGACCTTTACCTTAAGATCATCGTTATCGTCCACGCCACTGATGATGTAATCCGTAGGCACTGCGCTCGTAGGAGTCTGATTGAAGTACACGTTGTCAAAATACGGCACAGTGTTGAGCGTCAAGAATCCGTGACCGCTACTGCTAAGTGCTTGTTTGATTACCGCACTCTGACCTGAGCCTGTAAGAGAATACTCTGCCTGACCAACCACTGTGGGGACTTCAACAGTGCTGCGCAATGCAGACCAATTCCATGAATCCTCTACTAGCTTCTTTGCGTCATTGATCAAGTCGCCTATCAAAGCGGAGTAAGAAGTCTCGCTCGTGGTAGTGACTTCATCTTCTCTTAACCTGCGGAGGACGTTGTTAATTGCTTCTAAGTATGTCATCTACCTGCCTCCAGTGGCTTGTAAGAATCGCTCAAACATCCCAACCGGAATGTTATCTAGCTCTGTAAACTTTGGCTCAAACAAGATTGAGTCAGTTAGTGGAGTGCTGTTAACTACTTGAGCAAATAAGCCAATTGCGCCATCTCTTCCGGGGTCGCCTTTATCTCCTTTAGCGCCAGGCGTTCCAGGTGTACCAGGAAGGCCAGGAAGACCGGGAAGCCCTTGCTCACCAGGATCACCCTTCTCGCCAGGAGTACCCGGATCGCCTTTAGCACCAGGAAGGCCAGGAAGACCTGGATCACCCTTATCACCGGGGTCTCCTTTTTGACCTGGGTCACCGGGGTCACCTTTGTCTCCTGGATCTCCTTTTTCCCCTGGAGTACCTGGGTCTCCTGGATCACCTTTATCACCAGGGTCTCCTTTTTCGCCAGGATCACCTTGCTCTCCAGGATCACCTTGTTGACCAGGATCACCTTGTTGACCAGGAGTGCCAGGATCACCAGGGTCACCTTTTTGGCCAAGCAGGCTGCCATCTAAAATACCTTGAATAATGGTGTTAGGAAGATTGGCTATAAATGTTCCTGAGTCTTCTTTGCTTAAAGTGTCAATACCGTCTGTTATTTGGCCTTGATTATTAACCTTGATTGTTGGACTTATATCTATGTCATCAAGCAAAACATTACCGCCAGTGGTAGTAGTGTTTCTAACTACGTTTTCTGCAACTACGCCGTTAGTTCCTATTACAGGAATTACTTGATACTCTTGTCCGTCTATAAGAGTGCCGCCAAGGTTTGGTACACTATCTCCAAGAGTAGAGCTAATAAAGCTGTTTGTCTCTTCGTTGTAATTCCATGTTTCATTAACATCGCTAACAGTTTCTGTAGTGCCTGCGGCGGTTGTGTCTGCTGTAGTGCTTGTGGTTGTCGTTTGATCTACTGTTGGGTCTTGGCTGACTGTCCCTAAATCTGCTGCATCACCTAAAGAGCCATCGCCTGATCCTATGGTTAGCAATTCATTAGCGGTAGTGTCTGCTGTTAGGTCTACGGTTTCTTCTGTTGTTGGCTGAGCCGCTGCTGCTTGAGCCGCTGCCATATCTGTATCACTAAGCATTTGGTTTGAGCCAACAGTTAAGTTAATCAAACCTGCAACAGGATTGTCTGACTCGTTTAATGCTTCAGCAATGTCCTCTGGCTTTACATTAGCTGCTTTTGCTTGCTCTACAGCGTCTAGTATTAACTCCGCAGCACCTTCTCCTTGGCCTTCTAGTGTAGAGGCTAACCTAGACTCTGCTGCATAAGTTGCAGCTTCTTCTTCGGTCATTGGTGTTTCTTTCAAACCACCACCACCAAACAAATCCATAGCGTCAAATATGCGATAAGCTAATGCTGCGGCAGGGTTTATTAAACCTAACGCTTTTAAAGCGCCTAAACCTGCTGTTTCAGCTTTAGATTCTTTCCCACCAACAGCAGCAACAACACCGCCTACACCACCTGCAAATACGTCACTAGCAGCTCTTGCTGCTGACGCGCTATCAGCAAGATTAAAGTCTTTCAGACCTGTTAGTGCAGTATTTGTTCCTGTCGCAACTTGACCAACATTGACCGAGGGTTGCTCTGCTACGTTTAAAGCATAAGGACTTTGATAACCTTGGTTGCTTACTGGAGCAGCAGGGGCAACAGAAGCATTGCCGTAGATGTCGCCAATATAGCCAATAATATTATTTGCTGTCAAAATATCGCTAAACAAACTGTCTTGAGCAGGTTGAGTAGGCGCAACAACAGGAGTAGGCGTTAAAGTAATTGTAGGAGCAGGTGCAGGAACAATTGGCGCGGGAGAAGCAAACTTAGGTGCGTTCTCTGCGTAAACAGACGCAATAACATCTGTTGGTACACCAAAAGTTTTAGACACTTCATCAATAGTAGTTTGCCCAGAGCTAATAAGCTGAGTCACAAAGTCTATCTCAGACTGATCAAATCCACCTGCGGCAGAGACGTTACCAAATATACTCATTACTCGTCCTCATCTATCAGCAAGTTATTTGTTAGTGCTGACTTATAGGTTTCCATCAACCCTATTAGAATTATAGGGCTTATCCCTAAATCTATTTGCGACTCAACCCAATTGCCTAGCGCTTCCATCGCGTCTTCTATTTGATGATCTACTTTGGTATTTGGAAACTCTACAATCATAAGAATTCCTAGTTGTTTCGCTCTACTTTCTTAACTTTCTCAAAGGAGCGTAGTCCACCAAGACCAAGCATGCCCATTAACACAGGCAGCATTGTCGCAAGGTCAATCATTGGAACTTCAACGCCCGTCTCTAGCAGATTCAAAGTCATGTTCGCGAAAGGGATGACGAGGAAGTTACCTGCCATTCCCAACACGCAGACCCATCCACAAGCAGGACGCCATCCTGCTACAAACATTGAGTTGTGCTTGGCTTCTACCTTGTTAATCTCTAGCTGCGCTTGGACTTGAGCATGCGTATGACGCTCTGCCATAGTCGCAATTTCATGAGCCAACTTTGCTTTTAAGTCTTTATCGGGTATTGCCTTGTCTAACAAACTAGACACTGGCTCTATGAGTGACCCTAGCATTGCTAACATTTAATTCACCGCTAACGCTATAAGAATGAACGCAGTCAACAGTACAACAACAGTAGCTTGTTCGTCCGTTGAACCCATGAACTTTGCTTTTACAAACTTGCCTATTACTTTAACGTATTTCATAGTCGTTCCTTATTTGTCAGCCTTGGTATCAAGTCGTTTAAAGATAGCACCGAGCATCTCTTTGATTTCTCGTATGTCATCGCGGTAATCTTCTTTTGCTACATACATAATAGGTATGGCTTTCATGTCAGCATCAATCCTATCCAATAATGCAAAGACTCGATTAACTAACCATCCAACAACGAATCCTGCTACTGCTATTGTTACGTTGAACATGACTTGATAATCCATACTACACCTATAATGTCAGGTCAGGGACTTTGCGTGAGTCTCTGATTTGGTAAACGTGACGTAAAACCTCGCCTCCGTCACGATGGAATACTACTTGGTTCATCACGCTAGAAACGCCGTATCCTGCTCCTGCGTGCCAAGAATCAGGTGGGGCTAATGTCCCGAAGGCTTCCACGAAAACGCCGTTATCTGTCTCTATAGCGTTCTGGTGATGTATATGTCCTACTAGCCACTTCCTGTACACAGTGGACGACCACTGCTCTGGTAGCATCTTAGGTAGAATAGCGCCTAACTTTGCAGCCTTGACCTTATCTCCGTGATGTACCGCTAATAAGTTCTTGCCAAACTGCACGGTGTGAAAGAAACCGTGAGGATCTAATATGGTTACCCTTGGCTCTTTTGAGTAGTAGAACTTCAAGATTAACGCGAGGGCGATGGCAGTATCAGAATCGTGGTTACCTCTAGCCATTACCACAACGCAACTCTTATGTTTCGCAAGCAACTTATCGATTGCGTACAAGAAAGTCTGCGCTGCTATCTCAAGCACTACCTCTATTCTGGTGTCTACGTCTAGCTTCGTTCCTCCAAAGGTAGTACCACTACTCCCGTTGGCGTGAATGAAGTCTCCTACGTTGACCAGTAGTGCCTGATCGGATGCCGGGGCAGCATCTACCAAATACTCTATAGCCGCTAACATATCATTAGAGGCTATCTTTGTGTCGTAGTCACGAGCCTTAGTCTCTCTTGCGTCAGCCCTCATACCAAAGTGTGCGTCACCTATTACTATAGTAGGCAACAGGTCATCAGCAAACTTCTTCGCCTTTGGCTTGGATTTTGGCTTGTAAGGTTTAACCCCTTTGGTCAGACCATCAACAAAACCTTGTAGCGCTTTGTCTCGCGCTGCCTCGGTCATTGTGCGTTTAGTTTTCAGCCAAGCCTTGTTACCCTCGTCATCGGCAGTGTAGATACTACGACCAATTACTATTTCGCCTTCAGGAACGTGTCTTCGCGCATCCCAATTGCTTGAGTAACCCGCACTGGCGGCGTAGTTTTTAACCGCACCAATGTGGTCGCGTACTGTAGACGGAGAAATGCCCAAGACACCCGCCGCTTTAGCAATTACTTCCCCGCAGTCTTCCCACGCTTTAACTGCTTCGCGTTGGCGTTCTGTCTTC